ACAACTGGCTGAGGTTCAACAGGAGAAACCACAGCAACTTCTGGTTCAACAACTGCTGGAGTCTCAACGGGAGCAACCGCAGCGGGCACGGGCTCAACAACATGAGGTTCAACTGGAGGAGCAACCTCGGCAATTGTGTCTTTGACCTCTTCTGATTGATGGAGATGAACAATGGTTGAATTTTCCTCTGTTGCGTCTTCTTGGGTTGATGGCGGGAGGCTGAGTTGGAGGTTGATTGCCAATGTCAAGTGGATGCCTTGCGCATCCTGCGTGCATTCTGTGACTGTCACGTTGAGGTTCGACTCTGGTTGATCAGTCGAAGGTGGAGTGGAGAAGGTCATTTTGGGCGAATGACAAGTTCCCATGGGTGTTTATTCCATTCAAGTCAGAAAATCAGTCGTCTAGTAACAGCAACAGAGTCCAGAAGGACTGGAATTTTCCAGATCAAGATAGGAGTTGGGTTTGAGTCCTAAGCGAATGCCAGAGTCATCGTCGGGGGTGACGATTCCATCGAGTACTTTTTGGTAAACGTCGTTAACCAGCGTTTTGAATACCATCGGGATCTGATACCCAGTTTTAGCGGAAGTCTCACAGAACAGCAATCCGTTTTGTTTGGCAAATGCTTGTCCCTCTTCCAGACTGACTTCACGGCGGTGTTCCAGGTCGTGTTTGTTTCCTACCAAAATGATGCTGACATTCCGATGGCACGAATTGTGCACGTCGCTCAACCAGCGCTTCGCCCGTTCAAAGGTATGCCAGCGAGTGATGTCGTACATCAAGACGACTCCTGCTGATCCTCGGTAATACGACCGGGTGATGGATTGAAAGGATTCCTGACCTGCTGTGTCCCATATCTGCACCTTGATCTTTTGTGCGGGCTGTTGTTGTGTTTCGACAATGGTCGATGCGAATTCAACACCGATGGTCAGATCATGCATAGGTTCGAAGCGCTTGTCAGTGAATTGTAACACAGAACAAGTTTTTCCAGATCCAGAATCTCCAATGACAATGAATTTGAACAGATAATCGTACGACATTCCAGTGATCCTGCACTCACTTGTTTATCTGGGCACTCTTGGATTTTCTGCAGGCTCGTTCAGAAAAAGACAAAACATGGACGTTCACTCTCGCGGTTTGATTTCTCCAGATCACTATTCCAAACCTCGCGATGGCAAGCAAACCACCACTCGACGGACGCAAGTCTGTTGATGCATTTTGCATTGCCACTACGAAATTGATGCACATTGACGACAATTATGCCAAGAAACGCAAACCCCTGGCGGATCGTGTGGACGAAATCAAGACCCAGATCAAGCAGTACATGCAACAGCACAAGTTGACTTGTTTGCCCGTCACCATCACCGAGATCGATTACGAAACAAACAAACCAAAAGCAGTGGAGCGCTACCTTCGCATTCGTCACACTTCTTCGATTGGCAAGTTGGGTGTGGAGGGCATCGAGCGTGCAGTGATGTCTGTAACATCTGACGACCTCAAGGAACAGTATGCAGTCCTGCGTGAAACTCAAGCCAAGGCAGCCAAGAAGAAACCCACCAAGAAGCGCAAAAAGACAGAGGAGAAGAGCGCTCCCGTTGCTGAGGCGCCGAAATCCGTCACTATCTTGGATGTCTGGGAAGCCGTGGTTTCCGTCAAGATTCGCCGTGAGCATTTGCACGAGAGTGAATCGCTCAAGATTGACGCTTCTCCAGAGCGAGGTATGGAAAATGTGAAAGCGCCAGTAGAGGTCCAGCGATTAGCGCAGGAATGGTACGACAAATCCCGAGACATTGATGTGTTTGCTCGGGAGAAGCAAGAGGCTTCTGTGCAACCTTCCCAAGTGGTCAAAGAGCAAGAGACTGCGGTGGCTCGTTATCTGGAACGGGCGAATCCCTCTGCCAAGGCGGAAGAAGTGATTTTGAAGCATCGTGGTGAATCTCGACCTTTTATGCTCAAGACCAAAGAGTCTCGTCCTTCGGTTGATGTGCGCATCACTGCCTTCAAACCCTACATTCGTCAGTCCCTTCAAGACACCCTGTCTCGTCACGCTCAAGAAGTCCAAACATTTAGTGCCGCTTGCAGTGAGGCAGTCAAGCATGACATTGTCAATCATCTTTTGCGGCAGTACCAAGTCTTCCAGGAGGAGCATCAAAAGGTGGAAAAGTATGTTGCTCTCGACAAGGTGCCCGTGCGGAAAGAGAAAAGCGAGCGTTGAAACAGCCTTGTCAAACCTTCATTTCATGCAACAATAAACATCCACTTGAACTAGATGTCTGTGCCATCGAATGTTTCGGATACGGATCTAGCCATTTTTCAGCACTTGGCGAACCCGAAACGTGTGGATTTCAATCGTGCTGCGGCGTTGCCCGGGTCACGGGGGGCTGCTCCACCACCGATCTTAGACCCTATTGAGATCGAACCAGACGTGGAAGCAGCGGCAGCACCCCCTACTCCGTTTCGCGATCGGCACACTTCATCCAAAGCAGCACCAGTCCAGATCGATGTGGGTCTGTTTGCGGAAGAGCACGACGCACCTTTGGCACCCTCTGGAGGATTTGGACAGCACCGACAGAGTCGATTTGCAGAGCAGGTGTCAAAACAACTTCAAGTGAACAGAACGGGTGGTGCAGGAACCCAGTTCCCCATGGTCAATCCACAGGTGCCACTTCCTCGCCAACCTACTCCAGCAAAACATGTCAACTTTTCGCCTGCACCTCCTCCTCGTGCAGCACCCACTCCACCCAGAATGGCTCCTCGCCCTCCTTCTTTTACCAGAGCGGCACCGGCTCCTCCCCCTCCTCTGTTTGCTGCACCTAGAGGTCCTCCTGTTCCTCCAGATGCTCCGTTTGTAGCCTATGACGAGAATCATCTCCGTCGGATGCAGGCAGACTTTCCTCCTCCAGACGACGATGATCTTCGCCGGATTAAACAGCGTCTTCTCATCGAAGCAGAGGATCTGGGACGTCACTACAAGTTTCCCAACCCGCCGACGATGGATGATACTGTGGAGGAGATCCAGTTCAAGATCGATCACGGCAGAAGTGCTGTTGAGATGCGACAGGCAGTGGGGTTTATTCGAGATGGAATTCCCACTGTGTACAACTTGGTGGAAATGGCAAACAACAAATTTGGTCCGTTCTTGCCGATTCAAGGCTTCACTGATGAACTGCTGGAAAAGATGGACGAAAATCCTCAACGTTACAACTATGTGCTGGAGCGACTGTACCGCCGATACTGGCGCAAAGGCAGCATGTCACCGGTCATGGAGTTCTTGGTGGTGTTTATTCTACCCTTTTTCATCTATGCTGGCAAGAGAAAGTTCTTTGGTGGTGGCGGTGGAGACGCCGACAAGAAAGCACGTCGCGGGCATTCCGAAGGTGCGAGTGCAGTCGCACCAGAACCGCCGCGTCGCCAGTATGCACCTGAGCCTATGAATTTCAGCGCTGGTGGAGTTGTAACTCAACCACTCCCTGACAACAACATTGGTCCCAGTGTTCGTCCTCACCCACCGCCTTCAGGCAACTACTTTCCGCCAGCAATGATGTCCCAGCAACCATTGCCAGCACAAGTGTCTCCTGTGGTCCCTAATGTTGCGCAAGTGCAAGCACCAGTCCCATCGACTGGGGGACGTCGCAAACTGCGTCCGCCTTCACATGGCACACCCTTCCCTCCCACTCAAGTTCCTTTGCAGCCAGTAGTGATTCAAGCAGTTCCACCGCCGCAACATCCACAGGTTGCACTTCCCCCTCCAGTTCGTCCCAATCCAGCACCTCGCCTTGTTCCGGTTGCGGAATCTCCGCCTCCGCAGCAACCTCTGCCAAGATTGCCAGTTGCCCTTCCCCCTCCTGTCCGACCCCAGGCAGCAGCACAACAACCAGGGAAAGGTCCGATTACGATTCAAGTACCCACCACTCCGGCAAAACCTCCACCTGAACCCATTCACGCCCCACAAGAGTTGAAGTTGCCTCCACTTCGGGAAGAACCAGAAGAGGATGAAGAGGAAGCGGCGGAAGAACCCGCACGCGAATCTCCCCCTGCTGAAGAAGATGACTATTTGGACAAGATCAATGACCGTCTGGAGGCGGACCCCGAATTTTTGGCTGAGTTCAATCGCCAATATGCTGCTGCCAAAGACCAAGCAAAATCGTAATTTTGATGTGCCTAGAAATAAAGGGAAATGTCCTACACCTTTCTTAGTGATCTTCAGGGTCCTGCACAGCAGCAGAACCCTTCCCAACCGAGTTCACAAAGCAGTGCATATTGGGAGCGGTCGGGTGTTCCACAGTACCAGAATGGTCCCGGACCCATGATGCCCCAACTCGACAGTCCACGGCAGACCTTGAATGGGAGTCAGATGTATGGAAACGGGGGCGGTGGCAATCCGGGTCTCTTCACTTCTCTGGATCAGTACCAACTCCCTCCTCCTGGGTACCAGCAGCAACAGATGCCACCTCCAGTCCAAGGTCAGCAACAGTTTCCACCGCCTCCAGGTCAGGGACAACAACAGCAAATGGCACGCCCCAGTCCTCAAGCCGAGAATGCTTACTTGAAACAACAACTCACTGCCCTGGTCCAATATGTCCAACAGTTGAAAGCACAACAGGCAAGTCATGCTGCTGAACAGCACAGTGGAAGTGGGCGCAAAACAGGAGAAGTACTGGTCATCATTTTGATGCTTCTGTTTGTTGCCGTCATTGTGGTGCTGTTTATTTTTTGTCGCCGTCTTTCATCGGTGGCGTTTCGTCCGTAAATAAATTGGCATTCATCGTGTGAAGGACTGAGTTCAACACAGACTGTCTGGCTTGCGCCAAGAGAAGTTCTGGATGAAACAGTTGATACATAATGACAGCACCTCTGCAAATCATGCTCATCTTGTCTGCTTCGGTTATGGTAAACTCCACAGAAGACACGCTACCAGTGTCGATTTTGACAATGTGATTGCGCAGCAAAGGTGGCGCTGAGGAGATGCGCTGTCTTTCCATGGCGTCAGTTGCCAGATAGAGAACACGCATCAAATAGTCTCGAAATCCGGAAATCTTGTAGGGCTGGTGTCGAGTCAGCAACAACGCCAATGTTTTCTCCAAAGGAAAGACATCGATGGGAAGGTTGTCGAGCAGTCCGCCATCGATGTAAGTGCTGGTGCCGATGCGGTTGGGTGCAAAAAGAATCGGAATCGACATACTTGACATGACTCCTCTCCAGATTTCCAGATCGGGCGTGTGTTCCGGTGAAAAATACTCGACTTGCCCATCATTGACACGGGTGGCTGTCACCACGAGTTTCTTGCCCAAACGCTCCTCCAACTGCCGAAAAGTGAGATCTGGAGAATTACACTGGGTTTGGAGCACTCCCCTCAACTGATCCACAATCTCCTTCTTGTCATTCAACCCCCAGTGATCAGAGATGTTCAAAACATCCAGATTGCGAATGATCTTGTATCCGTCGATGCGCAAACAGTGCTCCTCCATTTCTTTTGCAGTGCAACCAACCGCCGCCATCACAGCGATGAAGGCTCCAGCACTGGATCCGGCAAACCCCTTGATCTGCAAGTAGAGTGACCGACCTTTTTGAGAAAATTCATGTGCCAACACTGCATATGCACCAAGGAATGCTAGTCCTCTTACGCCACCTCCGGAAAATACCAGATACTCGGTGTTAAACAACCAGTCCATTCGGTGCGCCCTTTGTACTTTTACTTTTGCAACATCGTCTGCACTCCTTGAACATAGTTGCTCAGCAAATGATTCAGCAACATGCTCCCCCAGTTTGCTGGAAACGTCACGGGAGTACCACCATGCGAATAATAAAACGGACGGGTAGGATCGGAAGAGTTTGGAAGCACAGCCTGAGGCATCGTCGTCACCACATCGGCTGTGTTTTGAATCTGATAGAATTGAGAAAGCGCAGGTGCCTGGTTGAGAGCATTAGCAAACCACTGATTGCCCACTCGTGGCGCACCAAACGTGTAGAGCCGCACGTCTCCTACTGCAGCGTAATTTAACAAGAGGTCCAGTGCAGCAATCATTGCCAACCCTCCTCCCAGTGAATAGCCCGTAATAAATAAGGTTTCCAAAGGACTAGACAGCGAATGAATGGCATTCCACATTTCAGAGCGAACCTTGAGATAACCACGGTACATTTTGCCGTGAATCACAATGTCGTGAGTATCGCGCGTTGCAAACAACTCTTTGGGACGAACGGGCTTGTGTCGATGCTTGTCCCAGGCTTTGATGGGGTAGACAACCGAACGACTCGAGGGAAACAGATCGGTCAAGATGCGGAACGGACTGAAAGATTGCTGACTGGTTGCCAAATCAATCACAAATTCACGTGTGTTTTCTGGTCCTGGAAATGCCAGCATTCCGATCTGTGGCGCTCCCTGCTTGAGAAACAAAGTTCCCACTGTCTTCTTTTTAACGAGAAAGTGTGCTGTTGGAACCCATCCGTCAACGTTGTTGTTGAGAGTGAGGCGTGCCAAGACATCGAGCAGGAACTGTATTGTTACACCATCGAATGACCGAGATTTTACCAGAGAAGGCTGCGGTAAGCCATTGATGACCTCAAGACAGCACCGATGCGATTTGCATCCCTCTGTGCTCTGGACTGCTGAAGACCACGAGATGATTTGCAGCGTCAGGGTGTAAATCAAAACCAAAACAACAATGACAAGCAACACCCACTTGATGTCTTTGCACCAACAAATCATTCCGTGTTTGTTTATTTATGGTGTTCCAGAAAGAAGCGAGTGATTCCATTCAAACGGTAGGCTTGGATGGCACTTCGTATCGGGACCCATCTTACCTGAGCAATCTCCTTCTGGTCGCGTGTGTGAAGTCGGATCCTCCATCGGGGTTGCATCAACCTCACTGCTTGAATCACATAATGCTGTCGTTTGCGAGTGTACAGTACCTTGTGCCGGCATTTCTGGAGGTAGACTCCTGTTTCTTCATACAGTTCACGTTGCATCGCAGCACTCACTTGTTCATTGTCTTCTATGGAACCTTTGGGAAGACTCCAGTTCCGAGTTTCTCTTTGTTGCACCAATAGACAGTGCCCATCATCTGACAGTAACAATGTACCACAACAGAGCCTTCTCGCACAGAGGGTGCTTGCCGCACAGAGGGTGCTCATCACTCAAGAGGTTCAATCTTACTAACTACAGTTGCTTTTCGCATGTGTTAATTCAACGGAGTATTTCGTCACCACTACAACAAATCATCAAAGATGGACCAATCAGCAGACGTCTTTTCACAGCAACAGCCACAAGTGCAAGCACCAGCACCTCCGCCACCCCCAAAGAAGAAAAACAAGTGGGAAGTCTGGATGCAAAGAGTTCTCTTGGTGGCTGCAATTGTTGTAATTGTGATTTTTGTGGGGTGGTTGCGCGATCGATGGTCCAAACAGACCAGCAACGTGGAAAAAGTCAGTCGCAAAAACCTGGAAGATATGTTACTTGAACTGGTTCCCAAGAATGATTGAATAAACAAAGAAACTGTTTTATTGCAAATGATTAGACAAACGTTTCGCCGCACGCTGGCTGCGAACCTTGCGCTTGCCATTTGGTGCCCATTCCCGTGTTGCTCGTCTCCCAACCCAGAACGCTTGAATAACCAGAACAGAGACCGCCAAAGCATGCGGGTGGAGCATCGTTGCCGGTGAAGTCAGAATGGCTTTCAAAGAGGTAGTTGAACATATCTCCGGTGGGAGCGCACGTAGTAGCATTGGTTCCACCAGGACACATTGTGGAATCCTTGCAGTAGAGGGAGGTGCATCCCGCATTCCAGTACTCTGGACCCAAAAAGGTGCGCATTTGCGGCAATCTCAGACCTTGATTGAAATCCGTCACCGTCATGCCATTGGTGCGAAACGTTACACCGCCTGGAGTGGTGTAACTCTGATTGCCCTTCATAAAGGCTTTTGATCCCAGAGAGCACCGATTCGGTTGCACTTCTGTCCGACAAGTCTCAGGGGGCGAAATTCCATAGTTCAGAGCGATGGCTGTGGTCATCTCTAGACGTGATCGTTCACTTTATTGTGACGAGAAATAATTACTTGGTCGTCGAAGCACCAGTTTCCATGCCAGTCAAAAAAGGAGCCAGAGAGTTGAGCAAGTCGGTAATGCTAGCAGTGGTGAGCAACAGAGGTTCAGAAGGTTTCGACTCGGTGGCAGGCTCGTCGGGCAACAAAGTAATCTGAGGAGTGGTTGCCTCCTTGACAGAGGAATCCTTGAACAGACCAGGGGGAGGCATTAAAAACAAGGGCACGTCGCGACCCACGGGAATAAAAGGAGCAATCTGCTGCGAAATAGGCATCTCTGGAAGTGTAGCGGCTTCCATCAACCCCGAAATGTCTGGACTGGAAGGGCGGTAGATCGACTCCACAGCAACGTTGCTTCCCAAAGTCAGAGACGTGAATTCCAGACTGGGACGTGGGCGTTTCGCCACAGGTTCGTCCGCGGATAGATCTGGACTGGAAGGACGATAACGCTTTCCCGCATTTCCCGCATCCGTGCACACTGGAGAGGTGGCGCTTCCTGAAAACATCATGGGCGGTGGTAGAAAGACATTGCTGGGCAGTGCCGATGCTGAAGTTGAATCAAACACAGAAGAGGGTGGAAGATCAATGGAATCAATCGCCATAGGTGCTGGACCACTTCCGTGAAACAGTGGTGTTGTGGGCGGAGAAGGTGGTCTGTCCAACTGATCAAGATCGTCTTGGGGTTGAGACACATTCGAGTTCCACTCGGTAATCATACTGCGAAAGATGCGCTGTTTGCGGACTCGCTGTCGTTTGCGTCCATAAACAATATGATCCATCACGACTTGGTATTGAGGGTCGACCACTAGAGAGACTGTACCCGTTCCCATAGGAGCCACAGCACCCACCATCATATTCTCCGTCACACCCTTGAGCGTGTCGACTTCGTTAAACATGGCAGCATTCATCAATTGCTCCATCGATTCTTCAAACGACACTCGCATCAACACACCCGTATCCACTCGATTGATGCCGTGACGGGACATGGGCATCAAATAGCCACGGAAACACATGGTCTTGACGACTGCCGTGATGTGGCGGTCATTGACGTAACTGTCCGCCAACACGTTCTTGATCTCAGAAAAGAGCACTTGCGCCACGGCTTCGATGCCCAGATTCTCATAGATTTCATAGAGATCGTTGCTAATGGTTCGGGTCCAGTCCACACCATCCAGAGTCCATGCCTCGAGCATGCTGGTGCCTTGCGTATCAATCACCCACTCCTTCTGTTCTGTCAACGATCCAGTCTGTTCATCCACAGCAGTGCACTTAATCTGGCGCAAAGAGGCGTCCGACAGTCCATCGATGCCGCCCACTGCGACGCGGGCTAGCAAGCGGTTCATCTCGGTCTGGGTCAGCACTCGTTCTTGAGCAACCTGTGCTGGAACGTCATTCGAATACTGCACTGCCATCTCGCGAATGTCAAATAAGGAAATGCGAACCACCCACTTGGCAGTGTTGGTCGGACTGTACACCACATCCGCACGCTCGCCCACAAACTCACGAATCGTGTTGGCAAGATCCATAGGAGTAAGTCCGCGGTTCAAAACCAGAGTGCGGTGCAGCGTCAATCGAATCACCCAGCGAGAAGACGTGAGTAATGCGGCGTGGTTACGAAAGATGTTTGCAGCACGAACCATTTCAACATCCTCCGGAACTGTGGTGCGCAAAACATCGGGCTCCCACACTGTTTCCGCCTTCTCCACCAAATCTCCCAAACTGGTGCGAATGAGAGTTTGTGCAAAATAAGCACAAGCATCGCGGTTGGTGGCATATTGCGGTTGCAGAGCCAGAGTGAGTGAGGGTGTCTTCATCTTGTCACTCTTGGTCACATCAATGAGTTCGCGCAGTCGAGGAACACCAGTGGTGGTATTCTTGTTTCCGACGCCCGAGTAATGGAAAGTGTTGAGCGTCAACTGGGTAGCCGGCTCTCCGATGGATTCCGAGGCAAGAGCGCCCACCATTTCTCCGGCATCCGCACTGCTCTTCAAAAACAAACGTTCGATGCGATCCAAAAGATCATTCACCGATGATTTGGACCACCACTTGCCCGCGTGTGGCACGCAAATGTGCGAAGAGGAGATGTAGGATCGCAGCATCGCTTCCAAATAAAGAATACCAGTGGCAGTGTGTCGAAATCGCCGATGCAACACGTGCAGTAACTTGTCCATCTCCATGAGTAACCAAGAAGGAGTGACACGTTCTTCACGAGTGGGTTCTCCACTGGGATGAACATCCAAAACGTTTTGCATCACTCGGGGAATGTGCACTGGAAGAAGTGCCGTGGCATCGACTTCTCCAGTCCAGAGGTGGCGTTTGCTCCGTCGACACTCATCGCGCAACAGCATCAACGTCTTGAACTCTTCTTCCGTCTTCTTTTTCCAGTTGGGATCGAGCGTCTCGTCAAAATGAGACAGTTGAAAGGTTGACAGCATCTGTTCATTGTTTAACTTGACCAGGAAGAGTGAGCAAGGTTCCAGAAACTGGGCGTCCATGCCGTCGCCACCGTACAGGAAATCGACAATGTAACCCTCGGCGTTACGCACAGTGCCGTCAAACTGCACTTGCAGAGCCTCCATCGCCTTCAACAGCCTTCTTTGGATGTAGCCCGTAACCGAAGTTTTAACCGCTGTTCATCACAAAACACTGATGAGCACAAGATATTCTGGGACGGCAAACGGCACGACTTGTTACCTGTATCAACCAGACCCTCTCGTCCACCCATGGCGTGCATAAACATCTCTTCCGGTTCCAGACCAATTGCGTAAGAATTGGGACAGAACCCGTGCGTCTCGGGATGTTCGTCACCCGGTTGGTAACACGTAAAAGTGCGCGTGGAAAGCGAGGTTCTCTCGCCCATGCTGTTTCGGACGTGAATACGACTGCCATTGATAGTTTGCTGTCCAACACATGCCATGATCTGGGACAAGTTGATGGGATTGCCCTTGGAGCCCGCCGTGGTCATGGTGTAAATGTGATTCTTGTCCGACATTTGGGATTGGGCAAGTCGTCCAGTTTGGTTGATCACATCGCGCAGAATCTCAGCCACTGGTTCTTCCACATCTCTCTTGGTCACTCTGCCGTCTCCCGTTTCTTCTTGCACCACTTCTTGATTGATGCGATCAATGCGGCGGTAGGCATGGTCGATAATCGCCCGCACGTCTTGATCGACTTGAGGAGTGGCAACACAGTCAGAAATGCCCGCAGTGAATCCCTTGTCAATCAACCATCGGTTCACTACACGCTGCGCATCCGAAAGAAAGAGACACGCCTTGTCCATGTCAAAGTCTTTGGTGATAATGTGAATGAGACCGTTGGTAACCGCGCCAGCAGTGGCTTTGCACAGGGCTCCAGAGAGGATCTCGCCTTTGCGAATCACAACGTAGCGCTCCAGTGGATCCATGGGGTCTTCCTTGTCGCCATTGCGTACAATCTTGGACAGGTTGATCGAAGGCAGCAGCATAGAATACACTTGTTTCCCAGTCCACATGGGAACAGGACGGAAAATCGCAGGTGGCGGAAGTTGCCAGTTCGGATTGTACACTCCAGTGGTCTTTTCCATTGCCATCATCAAATCCATGACCTTTTCCCGGGTCAGAAACGTGTCCTTGCGCGTCATCAAATAAGTTCCAGTCAATGCATCTTGCACCAGTCCAAAGGTGGGTTTGTTCGTTTGGGCATTCAACACCTGCTTATTGATCGCCATCAATTGCGCCAACTCCGCCCTTCCCTCCACACTTTGAATTGCGTGAATATTCACTATACGCGTTCACAAGATCGCGCAGAAACATAGTTAGTACGCAATAAACAAGATGCCGAGAGCACACACAGTTCCATACATAACACATGAGCAAGTCACAGGACTCATATACAAAATCACACATAAAAAGAGTGGCAGGCTCTATGTTGGGCAAACTCGCACACATCGGTGGAATCACGGAAAATGGAGACCGCATGGAATTCACAAGAGGTGGTCTGAGCATGTGTCCGCTGCAATGTGCGGGAACAGCAGATATGGAACTCCGCAGTGGAAACACGACGTCAAAGAAGGGGGTAAGGATGCATTCAATGTTGAACTCATTGAAGAATGCACAATCTCGGATGCCGATGAGCGTGAACAATTTTGGATTCGTGCATTGAATGCATCCGACCCTCCGAATTACAATGTCATGGAGACGACTTGGGGAAGACTTCCAGGGTCAACTGCCGCCACTCGCATTTGCGAAATCAAAGAAGTTGCAAGAAGTGACAAACACGAAAAGATGACGATTCTGAAAGCCGTCATATCTCGTGTTGAAGGCGTTGCACCCAAAGTCCAAGTGTTTTTCGAAACCGATCAGGCGCGAACAAGGCGAACCATGCCAGCCACCACATTCACTGCCGAAAATTGCACAATGGATGAAGCCGTGAATCGCGCCACTGAATTTGCAAAGAGGTACACTCAAACCCTTGAATTTTGCACCGGAAGGACGCGGAAGGATCGCACGCTGGAAAAGTGGCAACAAGCATTCCAGGTGGAGCCGTTCAAATGCATCTACATGCGCGGACCCAAGCGACGAAACCAAGAAGAATCGTTCATCGAACTGCTGGGAGAAACTGAAAAGGCTTCGACCACGCGGAAGATGATCAAGTCGGTGTTTGTCGTGAATGACCAAGGAGTTGACGAAGCCACTCGTCGCGCCGTCGAGTTTGCCCAACACTTTGCCGTTCCACTCATCAACCAGATCGGACAACCACAACCCAAAAGAAAACCAAACCCGGAAAAACAAAACAAACTCAAAGCCAAAAAACAGAAAATCAAATAAAACTTACTCTCATCTCCGTCAAAATCAGCCTGTTGACATCAACAAGAGACAAATCAGTTAACACAGCAATAGCAATCGCCCTTTGCAAAAGAAATTTTTACATTGTATGGTGCTGATGTGAGGGAGCGCGTCGTGAAGGGCGTCCATGAAGATTTTTATGGCAAGACAAAACACAACAAAAGTTAGCAAACGGATCCGAGAAATGTCAGCAAATCAGCAAAACACTTACTGGTGCACGACAGGTTCAATCGGAAGGTGTCTCCCACGGGCATGATTTTGACTCGGTGTGCCATCAAACTCTTCTTGTGCAGCGAGGGCTGTCGGTTGAAAATCACGTAATCATTGTCTTGGAGGTATCGCTCGACAGTCTGTCCGTATTCCAGTCGAATGCGGGCTCTGTCTTCGGCACCAGTGAACTCGAGATAAATGGTCTTGCTGGCACCATTGGGCAGTTTCAAGGTGACAGTGTGGGCACCCTTGACGTTTTTGGCACCCACCAAAACACGTTGTTGCAACTTTTCAATGTTGAAGGGTGCCACAGTCTCTTCAATTGTGAGAATCTGGGCGATGCGAATCGGGATGCCGACTTGATCAATGTCGAGGTTGGGATCGGGGCTCACCACCGTGCGCGAAGAGAAATCGACACGCTTCCCCGTCAAGTTGCCACGAATGCGTCCACCTTTGCCCTTGATGCGTTGTTGCAAACCCTTGAGAGGGGCGCCCGAGCGGGTGGTTGACACTTTGAGTCCGCGAATCGGGTTGCTCATGTAGGTTGCCACGTGGTACTGCAATTCTGCCACTGCATATTGCACGTCACGAGGCAGATCTCCAGTCTTTTCAAAGACACCAGGGTGTTCCTTCATGAGGTTCTCAAACAGGTGGCACTGCTTGATAATCTCGAGCAGTTTGCGTGTGAGATCGTTCTGTCCTCTGGATCGGGACCCTTCCGAAGCCACCACACTGGGACGAATGACGGGAGGCGGCACCTTTAGCACAGTAATCATGAATTTCTTGGGATGCATCACTTGAGGATCCATGCCCATCAAGGTGATGTCATCCGGGTGCATGTGTTTGAGAATGTTGTAAGCATCGATAGCGGTAAAAGGTTTGGTTGCCATTGCCTTTTCTTCTTCTCGTTGCTTGGTGATTTTTCGTCTTTCCTCGGCGTTGGGCACGTCCTCTTCTGTCGGCGGATCCCACTGTTTCATAGAGTCCTCTGACCACTCCATGTCCAGAGCAAACGTCTTTTGCGCCACGTGTTTCGAGTACGACGGTTGAAACGCTTGGCAATGAGGGCATTGTGCCTTGGTTCGGGCGAGTTTGGTAATCGCGGAGAAGCGCAATGCACCTTCGAATTTCCTCAAGATCGCCGATACCTTGGGGTTCTTCTTGCGTCTTCCAGACTCGGGGTCGACATAGTGGGTAGTGATGAGCAGTCGCGAACAGAAAAAGCACACGCTGCGCAGGATCTTCATCACGGTGACGAGAAAAAAGGCACTGTAGCAAGGAATCGGGAGCACAATGTGTCCAAAGTGTCCGTTGCAGCCTTGGACATCTTGTTTGCATGTACCACATGGGATGCGACGATCCACCGTGCCCATGCGGTGATCGGCAACGCCTCCTTCCCTCGGTACATTCTTTTGGTAGATCGAGGTCTCTTTGACCTGAACCACGCTTTCTCTTTCAATCTCCTCGGGTCCATCGATGCTGAAAGAAACCCCTGCGATCCGCACAGGTTGCTTTTGTTTCACAGCAATGTCCATGGGAGACATTTTGAACAATGAAGAGGTGAAAACATGGACGGGAGTCTTCTTCGCACTTTTGCACCGGACGTTGAGATTGTCTGCAGATACATTTTTGCAGACGGCTGTTGGTGAAAATAGACGTTGGAAATCAAATTCGAAATGAGTTGCCTTCCCAATCAAGCATTCGGTCTTGTTCCACGCGACCAGACTCTGTCAAACCTCACGGTTAGTAATCGGTTCTCGACATGTACCAGCACTTCTCGAACTATTGCAGCATCGCGTATCGATGCAGACAGCATTGATGCAAACACACTCTTTGCCAACGTACTGGATGCTTCCGAGATCTTTCTCAACGGAGTGGCGGTTACTACGGGTGGTGGTGGGGGCGATTCGTTTCCCAACGGGACCTTTACAGTGTTTAGTTCCACTGATCCCACAGCCAGAATGCAGTTTGACACAAACAGCATTTCTCCCGCGACTACGCGGTTGGTGGTGGTGCCCGATGCGAATGGCATCATTCCGGCAGAACCAGGAACAGGAGGAGGGAATCTGATGGTAGGTCCCAGAACGTTTGCGACAGTGACTGGACTGGCAATGAACAATGTTGGGGTGGGCAGCAATGTTTTCCAGTCTCTGACGGATGGCACAGACAATGTTGCCATGGGTGTAGGTGCCTTGACTTCTCTGACCGACGGACAATACAATGTGGCGATTGGTGGAAACTCACTGGCAAGTGCCTCGTCTGTTATTTTCAACGTTGCTGTTGGGTACGGTGCACTGGAAAAAACCTCAATTCGCGCAATGTTGCAGTGGGAACCAACGCTTTGAATGCCAACACGAGCGGGAACCAAAATGCTGCTGTTGGGCACGGTGCCATGGCGGGCAACACAACTGGCACGAACAACACATCTCTTGGGACGGCTGCTGGATCTGCAATCACTACTGGTGCGAGCAACGTGGCTGTCGGATCGTTGGCAATGTCGGCAGGTCCTATGACTGGAACTGGAAATGTTGTTGTTGGCACGTCTGCCGGGACCAATTTGAAAGCCACCAACTTCAACACTCTTTTGGGTCACCAGAGTGGTGCTTCCATCACCACCGGATCTAGCAACACACTGGTTGGTGAGAATACTGGTACCGTTCTGACTACTGGTTTTGGCAATTTGATTCTGGGAACGGGGTCGAATGTTGATGTGGGTTCGCGCAATCAGTGCATTGTTTTGGGTGTGGGTGCTGCTTCTCCTTCAGCGGACAATCAACTGGTTATTCGTGGGTCTGGAAACAACATGCGTGGAACAGTGACTCTGGTAGGTGGAACTAGTGCTGTTTTGTTGGGATCTGTGACTGCTGCGTCTATTATTTTGCTAACTTGTCAGATTCCAGGAGGAACTGTCGGATTTTTGGGAGTGTCAGCCCGGGTGGCAAACGCTTCTTTCACCATCCAGTCTTACGACGGAACAGGAGCAGCAAATGCTGCCGACACATCGACTGTTGCTTATTTTATTTTCGAACCCTAGACTGAAGCGCACTAAATCTGTCACATCTTCAACAGATTAAATCACATGGAAACTGTGTACCGTCCGGCAGAAATCGACGCGAGAAATTGACAGACAGCCTTAAAATCTCCAGCCAGCGCTTGCACTTGTCCAGGATACTTGTCGCGGTAGAATGTCATGGATGCAAAAGACGTCGGAGCACGAGCACCTGAATTCGTGTGTGCCGACATAAACTGTTTGGTTTGCTCCTGCAATGCATCCCAGTCAGAGTGACACTTTGACGCAACAGTCTCTGGATTGGGCACTTGCAAAAACAGTGCCAGATCCTGGAGTGTCTTCAATCTGGACTGTTTTTCTTCATGAATGAGATCTTCATAAAAGAGAATGTGTTTTGGACCGGTCCATCGGGAATACAAATGAATGAGATCGGTGTAGTTCTTAATCTTTTTTCTGGCATCTTCCAGTCCAGCGGTGCAGCCTCGCGTGTCGGACAGAATCGCCTCGACAGGATGTCTCAACAGCAAGATGAACTTCTTTTGCGACATTCGCGACAGATCTTGGGGAGAAAACTCATGAACCCAATGGCACTTGCGAAAGGAAGGAGGTTTCGTTCTGTCCACTTGCACCACCGATTGCAGTGCTGTCTGTGAAAACGGCACTTCTAGACTGTTTGATGCACAACCCAGTGTAGTCTGGTGAGTCATCTTTTCAATCACCGCTCTGGCAATGTGGTTGCCTGACCGAGGAAACGACACAAGAAATCCATCGACTTGCTGCGGAGGAGGTGCTGGTTGTTTCTGAAGAGAAACTGTTGGTGCCTTTCTGGGAACGAGGCGACGAGGCGGTTGATGTCGCATATTTCGTGTCCTTTTTTCAGAACAAATAAATATAATTGGTAACAAAGCAACCACAGTTATGCGACCAACGAGATCTATTCGTGCTACCCGAAAGCGTCCTTTGGCAAGGGTTCCAGCACCGGCACCACCCCCTCCGCCGCCTCCTCCTCCAGCACCCGCACCACCAGCCTTTGAAGTTCCCAAGATGCAGTCGCACCTCTTGGTTGCTCCAGCCCAGAAGATCAACCTGTTTACACAATACTACCATGACAAGAGTGGAGCAGTGCGACAGTCAGAACTCGACTTTTGTTTGCGCGTCAATGTGTTGCACGCCCCGATCGACACAGTCTACATTATCAAGGAGAAAGCAGTTGAACTTCCCAGTGACCTCGTTGGAGAACAGCGCATTGTGATCATTGAGTACGAAGGACGCCCCACCTTTCGCCAAATGTTTGAATGGATGGCAAAATTCAGTGGTCCAGACGACATTAACATTCTCAGCAACAGTGATATTTGCTTCGACAGTTCCATTACCAAGACCTTGCGTCTTCGCAACACAGAAGCACTGTCTATTTCACGCTGGGATCTGATCCAACCCTTGAGTCTAGTGTCTCCAGTCAAATTGTCTCGTGCATGTGTTCCGTACTGCAAGTGTGATTCTTTTGATGTTTGGATCGTGCGAGGTCCGCCTTCTCCCGATATGTTTCCTGTTTCCGAGTTTCACTTGGGAGTTCCTGGCTGTGACAATCTCATCGTCCACGTGCTGCGAAAGTATGGGAAATATCTGGTTTACAATCCGTGTCGTGACATTCGGTGTCACCACATTCACATTAGTGGTGTGCGCCATTACACTATTGAAAAGCGACTGACCGGACAATATGATCACGTCCATCCTTGCAGGTGGGAATAATGAGTTTATTGGTCTTACACTGGGGGATTGAGCCACGACTTGGGAAAAGCAATGAGACGCCCTCGGCTTTTGGCGTGTGCTGGAGGCGGCGCATAATACTCGTAGTGCAAGTCGGGCAACGCCAATCGCAGATTCTTGGCAACAAACTGGAGGTTCAAAGGCTGGGACTTGTAAGAATCGAATGGAATGTCTGGACGTCCTGGAACCTGGAAATCGTCGATGAGAATGAGACAGTTGTCTCTGGCACTGCTCTTACTGATCGCTAAGAGTTCATCATTCAGAGGCCAGTAATCGTTCCAATGCGCATCCAGATAAAAGATGGCACGTCGGGTAGGATCCCAGTTGCGAAGGATGGCAGCCAGTACTTGTGGCGAATTGCCCAGATGCGGACGAATGTTGTTCTTTCCCGCGAACCTCGCCTTGTTCTCATTGAACAGTTCGCCATTGTTTTCAATGGTGTGAACCTCTGGTAGGTTCTGTGAAAACCAGAGAGTGCTGCTTCCTTTGTAAGTGCCTGTTTCGATGCAAGACTGGATGTTAAACTTGGTGAGGTAATTGGCTTTCAGTTCAGGACCAAACAGAGAATTGCCGTTGAATGGTACAGCCAGTCTGGGTTCAGCAGCAGGGGGACGCGGGAGAGGAGCAGGCGCAGCAGTTTTGACAGCAGGACGAACTGGTCTGGGTGCAACCTTCTTGACCTGCACTGGTCTTCGTGGCTGTTTGTGGGCGGGTCCCACCTTTCGGACTGTTTTCGAGGCTCGACGAAGCATGTTTATTGTTAGAAAAAAGGTATTTATCGTCTGACGAGGCGTCTCCGCACCAAGGGTCTGGGGAGCATCATCGCAGAGTGTACCTTCTGTCCACTGACAGACTTGTGTGGGTGTCTGTTGGGTCGGACAACACCTGGCTGTAACACCTTGATCTGGGAAAGATCCAACTGGGGGAGCAACCGTCCGAGAACAGCATGAATGACATTGCGGTTCGCCAAATAGGGATAAGGCGGTTCCACTTCAATGTACTGGGAGATCCGCCGCGGATTCAACTGGAACTTGGCATAATGTGTTACAGACAGGAACGGATTCTTCCACAGATTGGGAGTGAAGATCTCAATGACTTTTCCAGGATTCTTTTGCTGGAATTCACGTGTCTTTTGGTAAATGACAGATTCGTCCGTTCCCCACTGTCCCTGCCCGTTCTTGTACCACTGGCGGAGAAGATCCATAACTGTTCCCATCTCTTTGGGACCTTCTGGAACCTGAAACACCTTGGCAAATGTGGATCCGCGGGCAACGTGGTAACTCAACGAGCAATGCCCAATGTCGGGAGGATAGCGATTCAAGATAACCAAAGCGTCACTGGGTTTATCGCCAATGTGTCGTGGAAAGAAGGAGCGATTGACGACCATCAGGTCAATGTCACTGACCACGCAGACTTGATTGGGAAACCAAGTGGGTGCCAGTAACCGGATAGTCTGGGCGATGAAGCAAGTTGGGATGTCGGGTGGCGGTGGTACATAGATGATCTCTGACCCAGGCACATTTTCAATCGGTGTGTTGAGAGGAGCAATAAAGAACAAAGTGGGGCGCGCCCCGGTTACGTACGCCCACACTCGACTCACAAGTGGCCAGAACTGAATGTAATTTGCATTGAGGTCGCACGCAAAAACGATCCGATCCAGTTTCATTGCGAGTGCTTCTTTTATGTTGGTACGCGATTGAATGTTCGCGTGCTTACCAACGAAAAGCACAACCTATACCAGTAAAAAAGCACAATGAGTTCCTCGGATTGCAACTGGTCAGAGGATAGTATGAGATGGCTTCATCGTTGCTACGTGCATCAAAACGGGATGCGCACTCCCGAAGGTCAGTTTTTCCAGATTATGCGTGATGCTATGGAAGAGTTAACACCACGTGAGGCTTACATGGGAATTTTGCAACGTTTTCAAACTACGCCATGTATGTGGAAGATTGGGTGTCTCGAGTATGCCCGAATCATTGACAAGTTGCAACAGGATTACCAGAGAATCGAAACGACATTTATTGACAGAAAAAGGAAGGCTCAAGCAGAGGCATCAACAGGAGCAGCGGGAGCAGAGTCGGTCGTGTCCATGGCTGCCACCTCGTCAGCAGTGGGTGCAGGTCGGCTGCTAAAGGCACCCACCAAGCGAGTGATGAGGGGTTCCGCCACAGTGCCGTAAGCCAAGAGATCAGCAGTTGCCTTCAACTGCCCAATCACATCCTGGCGGCGCGACTCCAAGCGTTGAAGAACTCCAGTGTAGCGAGCCACAGAAGCAGCAGCGATATCGGCAGCGTCCTTGTCGCCCTTCTCTTCGGCTTCCGCCTCGTTGGCGTGAGCCTTCAACAGACCGTTGCGCAGCGACTCGTGATTCTTCCAGTAGCGGTTGAGGTCAAGGTAGTCGGAAGGGTTGTGGGGGTTGAAGCGCACCACCTTGCGTTTCTTCTTCGGGGGAGCGTTGGGGTCCTTCTCCTTGGTTTCGGCTGCCACCTCCTCCTTGTCACCAGCCTTGTCGTCAACGGGGAAGAGATCAGGGTCCTCCTCCTTTTTCGGTGCCGCCTTTTTGGACTTTTCCTTCTTTTCCTTCTTCTCCTTGGGTTCCGATGAAGCAGCGGGGCGTTTCTTAGTGGATGACATTGTTGGTTGCGATGATGAAAAGAAGATGAAGTGAGAGGGTGTTTTGAAGAATGAAAGGGAATTTGATGCGAATGGCTTTGAACGATCGATCCGCCACAATCATTTTGATTGGTATCTCTGCAGATGGCAGTTGACATGTGCCTGGACAGTCCAATAAATGGTACACAGATAATGATTGGTGATTTTATTCTGCACTTTGCAGTCCAACGCTTACACCAGTTTGAGTGGCTTCTTGGGTCCGTACCACGCTTCAAAGTGTTTGGCAACGTCTTCGTACAGGTCGTCGAGGGTGTCGACTTCGCTGGACTTGCCGTTTTTCGGCACTTCCAGACTGTTCAAGAAATCCATGAGCAGCGTGTCTCCCACGCCCTCGTAAACCTGACCATCGACCTGGAACAGATTGCAAAAGGTTTCAATGTCTTCTTGATCGTCGCTGAAGATGGCGTCTTCCAGAATCTCTTGGATAGTTGCGCCGTGATAAGTTAGATCCAAGGAAACAGTGCAGAGGTTCTGCATGAACTGGTAGTCGAGGTCGGTGATGATGGCACTGTAAGCAAATGCCGGCGAGCGAGAAATAAACAGCCAGGGTTTTTTCGGGTCGTAAGCAAATGGGATTTTGGGCAATCCCTTCACAGTTGCATCATCCAGAGCAGCATGGTCCAGACGATACTCGTCATCTTCGGTTGTTGCCGTTTCAGCAGGACGATTCCACCACCACAAGAAACTCATTGTCGGGATAGTGTTTCTTTTATTGTTTAACCCCCGAATAAATTTCAGGCGTACCCGTAACGACACACTGGTTCCCAATGGAATGGTTTTTCCGTGCCCACAAAATCTCGCATCTTGAGCATCAAGGAAGTCGCCATGTAAAACTGGTCGCGTTTCGAGTCATTCATGTAACTATACGGGTCCAAGCACTCCACCTCGATCTCATAAATGGTTTGTTTCTGTTTTTGTTTCTGTTCGGCTTCGGACCGTGTGGCTCCACTCCACGAGCGAGTGAAATCAATAGACCACACTGGTTTTTCAGCATGTGGCGGTTGGTAGATGAACGATTTGCGATTCTTGATTCGCACAAACTTGGGTTGAATGCGACTGGGAATGCTGTCGGGTGGGACGCGTTCTTCAAAGTTGAGGCTGACTCGCACGTCCATCCCGGGAACTCCTACCAACGAATTCACCATCCCCGGGATGTAACGGAAATCGTGCTTATCCCGCACTTGTTTGCACGTGTGATGCGTGACAATTTCACTCATCTGGTCCTCCTTCTTGACAAACGAGACGGTGGTGCGCACCAGAATGCCCTGTCCTCTCAAATCTTCCGGATGAGGCGGCAGTTCGTAATAATAATCATGCGTCTCATCCCAATCTGTCACTTGTTTCCAGTCCGCAAAGGTGGACACGGTTTTCAGTGCGTGCTCAATGAATTCCTTGCTCACTCCGGCTTGGAACGTATTGCGCCCGTCATTGCTGATGGTTCCAAAGCGTGCTTCCACCTCAAAGTGTCCATCTTGGTACAAGGAACGATCTGCCATGGGAGGAAGTTGCCGAAGCATGCCGTGAATCCGCGGCACTGCATTTTGGATCTGAGGATATTTCATGACATATTCCGGCACAGTGGGTTGAAAGCCGTGCATTCTTTACGTGCACACGCGTGGTAGTGGTTTTCTTGTGCAAATGATTCCTTTTCGACCTCTCCGTTGAACGTCTCGTGGAGAAGGCGTGCAGACAACTAAGTGTAACTGCAGTGTGTGCAGATATTCTGGAATGTGCCGCAGATGTAAGGTCGAAAGGATTCCGGCGAAAAGCCCTTGCATTTCAGCAAATCTGTTTGTCATCTCTTCACGCTTCCCACCATGGGAACCGAAACGCTGGACAATCTTTTTGCAAATGCTGCTGCTTCAGAGTCAAAAGTTTTGGATTTTGTGGGTGTGAATACCTTGCCCGACCACTTGTTTCAACCCGAGACTGCACGCAGTGATGCTCAGAACCCGGGCAAGAGTCGGTTTGGACGTCCCAACGCTTTTACATCGTCTGGGTTGAATGTAGAAGATTTGGCAGACTTTGCGGTACACACACACTGTGATGCGGATCAAGCAGTGGAACTGTTGAACGCTTTGCATGACCGTTATGTTCCTGGAGACATTCATCCGAGTTCTCTGCGCGATCGGGCTTATGAACTGTTGGGACTGAGTTCCGACATGAAACCAAACCTGGATCTTGTGAATGAAGAGTACTGGCGTTCCATTTTCCAAGCCTACCAAGTTTACCAGCAACTTATTGGCAACAACATGATTGGGAACAGAGACAATGAGACTTTGCAGAACCAGAGAAAGATGCGGGAAATCTTTGAGGTGCTCTATTTGATGCGCGATCTCCTTCACGCAGAACAGCGGTGGATATCTTTGTGCGATCCCACCATGGACCAGAGGGTTCCAGAAGAAGTGCAAATCTTCAAATTTTCACCTTTTGACTATTCCAGCAACAATTCTTTCCAGAACCTCCTCATTTATCTTTTGCAGCAAGCGTATTCACGTGGTTATCGGCGACTGGGTGAGGATTGCTACGTGCAGATCAAAAGTCCGCAAGGTTACAACACCCATGCTTGGAAACGAGTCAGTTCGATCAGGGAGTTTATTCACAAGGTGGTGCAAAAAGAAGTCAATTATGGCATGTGGCAGGCGCTCACTGCCTCTGCCAACACTGCAAGTCGAGCCGCAGAGTACCTTGCTCACCATGTAGACGTTGAGTTTCCGGATCTGGTCATGGATCGTCACATTTTTTCGTTTCGAAACGGTGTGTTGAAACTGGGTTACTTCAAACGAGAAAAGGATTCGATGGAAACCACATATTATCCACCCAAATTCTACCCTTACGATTCGCACCCCCTTCCCGATGGAGATGTGGCGTGCAAGTATTTTGACCTGATGTACAACCACGCTGATTACTGGGCTGCCAAATCGTGGCAAGAGATTGCAACTCCTGTTTTCCAAAGTGTTCTTGACAGCCAACAAATCCCCCCTGATGCCCAGGAGATGATGTATGTCTTGGTAGGCAGACTGTGCTACGACTTGGGCGAATATGACAACTGGCAAGTCATGCCGTTTATCCAAGGAGTAGCCAATTCGGGCAAATCCTCGATCTGTCGTCAGATTCACCAGTTTTACAGTGTGGAGAGTGTGGGCACCATGTCGAGCAACATGGAGCACAAGTTTTGGGCGAGTTCCTTGTACGACAAGTTTGTCTTTCTTTGCTACGAGGCACGCAACGACTTTTCGATTCCTCAAGGTGAGATTCAATCCGCAATCTCTGGTGAGCCCATGTCGATCCCGATCAAGTACAAGACTGCTGTTTCGACGGTGTGGAAAGTTCCTGGTTTCATGGTTGGCAATCAAGTTCCGAACTGGATCGATGCGGCTGGTTCGATGACGCGCCGTTTGGTCGTCTGGATCTTTCCCAATCGCATTCGCAAAGCCGATCCCAATCTGATGGCAAAATTGGCGCAAGAAACACCGGCTCTCTTGTGCAAGTGCAACTCGGCGTATCTACTGGCTGTCCAAGACCACGGCAACAAACCTGTCTGGGAGTGGTGGCCCGATTACTTTAACGAAACCCAAAAGAAACTGGCGGCTCAGATTCGTCCTGTTCTCAACTATCTCGAGTCGACTCACAAGTATGTGCGCAACCGGAACTACTACATGAAGGAGAGTGATTTTCGCCGCGACTACAATGTACATGTGGCGGACTGCAAAGGTCGCGCACAGACCTGGAACGAATCCCTGTATGGCACCGTGTTTGAAGAAGAAGGAATCACGATCGTCAAGAATCAGAAACGCATGTATGATGGCGTGGAAGAAACATGCAACTGGCTGGTTGGCATTGGATATCGAGATTACTGGGAGCCTTCCGAAGCCAACAAGGACAAGGAGAAACCAGCAGAAGAAGCGCCAAACAGTGAGAAAATCTAGTCACAGTAATAAAGCCAAATCCATGACAGAATGGGATGTACAAGACGGTGATTCCTTTGTCATGTACAATGTGAACACTGGTTTGTTCTTGGGTATTCCCCAGAGACAGTGGTCGTACATTTCCAACAGTGTAAAGCCCATGATTCCAGCAGCACAAGACATTGCCGACTTTCAACCAGTGAGAATCAAAAAGATTCACACCGAACACGGCGCGAGTGTCAATGTCAGTAGTGTATTTCGTCTGAGTATTGACTGGGATGGCGGGGAGTGGTTCTTTCACACCAATGCTTATGGTGCCACGGAGATTGTGGAAGCACCTCCCCAGAATGTTACACTCACAGACAGTGAACCCGCTTCCAGCATTCACACTCAGTGGATGTTCCAGCCTGCTTCTCCAGAACAAACGGAGAGAGATGATGGGATTCTTCACTATGGCATGTCCGTTTATTTTTTGAAACTCAATGCCAGACGGTATCTTCGTCTAGACAACAGTAACAAATGGGCAGCGGTTTATCGCGTGCCAGTCCTTCAGTCAGAGATGGACCCGTGGATCCTCATCCCCACCAGTCAAATCCACGTGTGCATCGATGCCAAAACGCAGAGGTGCCACTATCTAGAAGGAGTGCACGTCACTCACTCGATGATGCGCTGCAAATACTCTCCAGACGGTGGTATCCAGTGTTTTGATGACGAAGGGCATCGAGTGCACAAGACAGAGTTGGGGTGTAAGAAAGACTGTCGCATTCCCACCTTCAAATGCTCTGGACCTCCACTTTACCAGTGTACTGCTCAACCGATGGAACTGGACGAACCAGCAAACAGTTGGCAAGATTATGACCAGTGCACTTTGAGTTGCATCAATCCCACGTTGACGGCACAAACACTTTCCGCCAAGAAAACAGTACGCTCTCCTATGGAAAGACGTTCTCAAACTGGAGTTTTCCAGTGGACACTGGTTGTACTCATTCTTGCTGTCGCGTTGACAGCCACTGTTTTAGCACTTGACAATGTGAGGAAAAGAACCACCAGGTAGACAACAAAATGAAGACATTGCTAAAGTTGGTGTTTCGAGGGTGGACGTGGAAGATCCCGCTTGTTCTGTTGATCATCGCCATTGTCGTGGTGATGAGAACTGTTGGTGGAAAACAGTCAAGAAAACAACTGGAAGAACGTCGCAAAAAGAAACAGGATAATTGTCGCAGAATCCCACAAGATGAAACTATTTTTGTGTCTGTAGCGTCGTATCGGGATCCAGAGTGTCCAGCCACAGTCTTTGACTGTTTGGAAAAGGCATCCTGTCCTCTGCGTGTGTATGTGGGAGTCTGTCAGCAGAACTATCCAGTCGATGTGGATGTGATGCAAGGTTACAAGCGACTGGCACGCAAGAAAGGAACGGGCGATTACAGTGACCAGATTCGAGTTCTCCGCCTCGATGCAGGACAGGCTCAAGGTCCCATGTATGCTCGCAGTGCAGTCGAACAACAATTGTATGGAGGAGAGCGTTACTATCTCATCATCGACAGTCACACTCTGTTTACAGAGAACTGGGATGTCAAGGCGATTGAAATGTTGAAAAAGTGTCCGTCGCCTCGTTCCGTCTTGACCATGTATCCGGACGATTATCACTATCGCAGCGGAGATAACAAAACCAGACCACCTTCGTTTTTGCGATTGAAAAAGTTCAATGAACAGACAGGATTGCCCGAGGTAGAGGGTCCTCCGTGTGCACACTTGCCGACTCGACCTCTACCAAGTTTATTTTGGGGCGGCTGTTTCTCGTTTGCACGTGCCGAAATGATGAAGGAAGTGCCGTACGACCCTTACTGTCCCTATGTCTTTCTCGGTGAAGAAATCAGCATGGCAGCGCGTCTTTTTACGCATGGTTGGGATCTGTACACACCTACAGAGATGCTAGTGCGACACATGTGGGCACGTCGGCGACCCACCTTTTGGGAACAATTCACAGGAAACAGCAAACTCCACCGTCACAGGCAGACACTGGAGCATCAAGGATACAGGAGACTGCGCCATCTTTTCCAGTTGCAAGCGCTTCAAGAGGGCGATGCACCCTTGGGGAAATATGGACTGGGAAGAAACAGAAGTTTATTCGACTATCAAAATTACTGTGGGATTGATTTTCTCCTGCAAAAAGCGCGTCCACATGCTTGGATTGGAGTTACTGCCAACCCCAGTGTGGAGGAGGTTATGACCAAACTGGGGTCGATGCAGGAATTTCAAAGTCAACAGATAAGACATCAATAAAGCAAGTGCCGGTTTTTTCTCACGGGAAAGATAAACTTTCGTGGAAACCGCCAAGATGTCGAGCCCTTCACCGCCACCCCCTCAATGTCAAGTGATGACATCTCAGCAGATGTTTCAGTGGCTCAATCAGAATGTTTATTCTGGTTGTGCAGGAGACATGACGAACCCCATTTGCAAAGCAGTCAACACCGCGGCACAACAGTCCGGTGCCACTTTGAAGACGCTTGCAGATCAACTGTACAAGATCAAGGAGAGTGACATGGTGAACTGGCTGCAAGGTCCAGGACAGGCACAAGCACAAGCCATTGGCAACACTCTGTTGGTGTTTCTCAAGTGCTTCTTGGCACCCTCTGACAGCGCCAGAAAGAACACTGTGAAGGGTGAGGTTGACGCGATCGCCCGAATCAAGAACTGGTATCTGGAGAACTATCTTCAATACTTTGGCAAAGCCAGTATTCCTGGAGTGGGGTTCACACGGGCGGATGCTCGCAACATTCGGGAAAACGTCGACCGAATGCTCTGCAAAGACAAGGATGTGGGGTTGACCATCTTGTTCTGGTCTGTTCTGGTGGGTGTAGTGATGTTGGTTGTTGGATGGTTGATTGGACATGCACGAGGAAAGACAGCATGTGCAAAATCCATCCGTGCTGCTGCCCAACGAGCCATTGGCAAGTAAGCACTTTTTGCAATAAACAACAGTACTTTATTGGGCAGTCCGTGTTTTAACAGGTCCTCGGCACGTTGGGCATTTGATGTTGCGTGACAGCCATTCTCCAATGCAGTGTGGATGAAACATGTGTCCACACGGAAGTTGCCTGTTGAATCGTTCCATGGTAAAGTTTTCGTGGCAAATGGCACAATCTTCATTTTTGGTTTTCCCTCGAGTCAAGTGAATCGGAATCGATGCAATGACTTCGTTGCTCAATCCATGCTGGGGAATGTCATCAGCAACAAAGTAATTGTTTTCATCAAACGCTGGGAACGCCGTTTGGTTTGCAAACGTTGGGGTGGCAACTACGGGTGATGCACTAAACACCACATCTATTTCGTGATTGCCAGGTGGCGAGTTGGCACCCAGTGTGAAGAGTTGATTCGCCATGGCTTGCATCATCTGCAGTTCATTCCAGTTGGACTGAGGACGCGGGCGTTGCGTGGCAACAGGAACCCAACTAGAACTCGCCACCGGGTGGTTTGCAGACGAAGGCGCCAAGGGTCGGAACATGCGAAAAGAAGGAGGCTGCAAGGACATCGCAAACGTGGTTTATTCCTAGTCAAGCAAAAGAAAGATGGACCGCGCGTGGCACGTCATGGCGGTGAGTTGTCGGGAACCGGATCAAATCGCCATCTGGACTGATACGGAAGAGATGCCCACGGTGGTAACCACCACACCTTCACAACGCACCACCTTGTATTTGCAAGGAGTGCACTTGCTACTCGAATTTGCACTGTCTGAAGGCTGGCAATCTGTCGATGTAGCCATTCACATGGACAACCTCCAGTGCTACAACGTGTTGTCTCGTTACTTGTGGAAGTGGAAACAACAGTTCTGGCACACTGCACGCAACCAACCTGTTCAAAATAAGGAACTGGTGCAATCGATCGACAAGATGCTGGCGCAATTTTCCTCGGTGAAATTTCGCAACGTCTCAGAGGGCTTTGAAGGCGACAAGTATATCAAGAAGTGTAGGGAGTCTTTAGGAAAAAAACCATCTCTACTGCAGTAAAAAGATCGATGAGTGAGGTGATCTGGACTTCGACGTTACTGTGGGCGTTGTTGCGTTATGGAAGACCCGTGTATATCGGCAAGGTTGCCGACTGGACCACTTCCTGGATGTGGAGACATCTCTGGGGTTCGTCTTCTGCGTCAACTCACGAACTGCAACTTCTTGAACAACAACAGCGCACGATGGAGATGATGGAATATCAAATCCTGTTTCTGACACGTGAAATGAAACGTCTCACCAAACCTCTTGCTGCTCCTGGTGGAAAAGAACTGGAAGGAGAAAGTAGTGGCGTGACAGAGTCGATGGTGATGCTTCCTGCTTCTTCCACTCCACCACCAGAAACTGCTACACCTGATGAAACCGAGTTTGTTATTGTGTGATTTTGCGTTCACATTCACACAAACAATAAAGAGCAAAGAAAATCAAACCCAACTTCAATCTTCTTCATGTGCGACAACAAAGAATTTGAACCAACTGCAACCATCGTGTTGACCATGGTTTCAACCAACGATTCCTTGTCTGAAACCGAATCCAACTGCGAAACTGTCAACCTGGACTGTGATTGCGAATGCTGTGACAAGGAAAAGGAGGTGGAAAAGAAACCGGATCTCACAGTGGAAAACAACAGCAGCAAGAGTGAAGATGATGTTGTTCCGCGCTTGTTGTGCAATGGTTGTATGCGTGGCGTGCTGGGAGACGTCGCCATGCAACTGCGTCAAACCAATCTGGACGTGGCAGACCTCAAGACCGAAGCCTCGTTGCTCAAATTGTTGCGTGACGCAGAGGTTGAAAAGGGAAAGGCGCAAGCAGCCCTGAAAGCAGTGAAAACAGAACAAAGTTGCGAATTGACCAGTCAACAGTCGATCCCGGTGGTCAAGAGTCTGCTTGCCATGTGCGAGCGAGCCAAAGGAAAGGAGCAAAAGGTTTTGGCAGTCGACACGCTGTTTGAGATCCTTCGCAACAACCCTCAAGTGATGCAACTCAACCCGAAATTCCGCGAGTGTGTGAAGAACAAGTGTTTGGAATTGGTTCAGAGTGACAATTTGGAGTCTGCCAAAACAACCTACCGCTTCCTTGGTGAGGATCTTTCCAAGTTGCAAGAGGCTGAGCGAGCGTTTCAAAACAAACCTGCGAAGAACTAATAAACGAGACGGGATGTTTGTATTGTCGCGAAAATTAAGATACAAAACCTTGTGTACGCTGGATCAGGGGTCACAAGGTTGTGTACAGCAAGTGCTGGATCGCCACACTGGACAGGTCTGTGCCATCAAAGTCTATGCTGGACTGCAGCACAAAAAACAAAAAACAGCGTTTTCCACCGAGGTGGATTGTTTACAGTCTTTGCGTGAAGTTCCTGGAGTGTTGCATCTGTTTGATACGTGGCGCACTTACGATCAGGGATTTCTGGTGACTGAACTGTGCAACGGATCTCTGGATCCTGAAGTCTATGGCAAACTGCCACCCCAAGAAGTCAAGGAAGTGGCACAGTTTCTGTGGAGAACGCTCAAGGCTCTTCACGATCGCGGATTCCAGCACAATGACGTGAAGCCAGCCAACATTCTGCGCATTGTTCCAGATAGGGTGAATCCGGAGCCTTATCGCTTGTGCGATTTCGGACTTGCTTTCAATGTTCAAAAGACCTCACTTGTCAACGAACTTCGCGGTACGATTGATTATCTTGCACCCGAGTGTGCGGGCTTGAAAACCACCGGACCTCCCATTCTCGGCAAACCCGACGTGTGGTCGTGGGGAGTTACGCTCTTTGAACTCTACACTGGGCGTGTGCCGTTTTTCAAGGATTCCATTAACGAAACCTTGGACGAGATTTGCCTGCGCGAACCGGACCTTACTCTTATCAAAGATCACGACTTGGTGGATTTATTGCACAAAGTCTTTGTCAAATCACCGCAAGACCGCCCAACACTGGCTTCCCTAGAATCTCATCCTTACCTGACGACATGATGAACAGACAGGAGATAGTCAGTCTCAACATCAGTGGAAGCGCATGCAGCATCTGCAACACTCCAGTTTCTGAAAAGCGCCAGTTTTTTGCAACCCAACGCCAATATTGGTTCTGTTGTAAAAAGTGTCTGGCTGTCTTTCACAGCACTGTTCTTCCAGTCATTTTGGAGATGGAAAAGGAAGAAACACGTCCCAGCAAAGGAATGCGGATTTCTTCGGCATATCCAGACGGATGTGGAGATTGTCACTAGTCATTGCACAATTCATTCGTTGCTGGGAGGAAACCAACGATCGACAAAAACACCCACACCATCTGTCAAGTATTGTTCAAACACTGCCCACGAAGAAACAAACACGGGTTTAGAGTAATCGGACGTTTGTGGTGTCGGTGACTCTTCTTTTTCCAGATCCGAGTCCCAGTGTTCTCCCTTGCGATACGTGTCACAAAGAAACTCTTCCTCTACAACACATCCTTCTCCGTCGTGATTTGTGCGATGCAAATTAAAGATGCTGTTAATATCATTGAAATCGTGAATGACAGTCACTCTTGTTCTGTCTGGTGAATACAAAATGCCATGAGGTTCATGCTTGCTCACTTTTTGGAAGACAATGTGACACTGTTTCGGACTCAAATCGATTCCATTGCGAACATAGCCATGCAGTGTGAAGCAGTGTCCTTTTGCACAAAGGGTTCCGTGCTTGCGAATGTCGGCAATGAGTTTCTTGTATTTGCGTGAATGCTTCAGCGGCATCTCTTTCGATTTTGAAAATAAAAACGTGACTTTATTGCACAACAAGTAGAACGTCACATGAGAGTAAGCAGAGGTGGCGTCTTTTTCACATTGTAAATGGGTTCAAAAAGGGTTTGGATGGAAATCGGGGGAGACAGTTGATTGATGGCGGCTGCTCTGGCTGTTCTGCGGACGTCATTATCTACAATTGTTCCCGCCCACATTGCCATCAACCCAATGAGAAAATTGGAATTGGGAAAATGTTTCACAAGAAATGCAATCTCCTTGGTGTAAACAGGATTGACCAGCGATGCAAACACCTCTGGTGGAACCGGGTACTCTATGAGGTCCTCGATTGCGTCCTGTAAGGCGTAGGAGTCTGCTAAGAGCCTCGCATCAGTCGGCTGCATGGCTAATCCCACATTGGTGTAAAGACTGAGGCGAGAGTCCAAGAGTTTGAACAAATGCATCTGTTGGTCTGGTTGAACTTCAGGGAAGACATCGGAAAAGGAAGCCTCAGTGATGGGTTGATTTGCACGTTCTCCACCATATCTTTCAATCACGGTTGATGCCAATCTGCGTGAATTGTTGATATTCCACCGATATGCGCGAGCATAAGGTACAAAAGAACTGAACAAAACGGGGGGTTCTCCAGGGATCAGAGATCGCATCTCTTGTAAATCTTGTTGAATCACTTGATACAAAGGCGCATGCTGTACCGCATTTTGAGGCATCACGCTTTCCACAAACTGAAACGCAGCATCATCATACTTGTCAAACGGCAACACGTGATACACTTGCATGGTGCGATTCCACAACGCACTGGCTGTATGGTTTTCAGCGCCCACAATCTTGTCACCAATTGATTTCAGTGCGAAATGTCGATAATCGTTGGGTTCTGTCAGCAATTTGTATCCCGCTTCGGTAATAGCCAGGTTGCCTTGTGGAAGCAGATAGATTCGTTGCTTGAACGGAAGTCCAGGGTTCCACGAAGTTCCGTGGTCGGACCATTCATACAGTTTGGTTGCGGCATCCATGGTCTGCTTCAATTGATCGCGAATGTAGCACTGGCGATTGTCCGGGTGCGCCATGTCCGTGGCAATATCAATCACCTCAGCACCACCAAACAGCAAAGGTTCTTGCATAATCACATCGACACTGTCTCCCGTGCACTGCGGACCGCCACGTGCAAGCAAGGCAGCGCGTCTCTCCTCTTCTTCTCTTGCCAACCGAATGGATCTTTCTCTTTCACGCTCTTGGTTCTTTTGAGTCAATGCAATCATTCGCCTGCGAATAGCCCTGAGTTCTTCTTCCTTGCTCGGATCATCTTGCAGTTGGAACGCTCGCTTTCGCAAATCAGAGAGTTCTTCTCTTTCTTTTTGTTCCTCTTCAGCGCCCTGAATGTCTTCTTTTTCTTTGTGTGGACCCCATTCAAAGATGCCAAAGTCTTCCACCCACTCTGCTGCTCGCTTGATCTGAGAAGGAGTGATTCGTTTACCTTCTAAACACCGAATCGTTTCAGCAGCACTCTTGGTGGTTGCTGTACGAAAGCAAGTGCTGTCAAGAAGAAGCGATGCTGCAACGATTTTCATGGCTGCCAATTTGTTCAGTGATCCTGAAGGAGAACTGCGAGCCAACCGATCGCCATGCTGTTCCAGCAATTTGGGAACGTGGCGCTTGAGTTGGTTGTACATGGCTGCACTGGCGGTTTTCAATCCGACCGCCGCAGTCTTGAGCAATTGTGCATTGTACGCAGCGGGAGAAGCCATATCTTTGGTTTTGCTTCCCAAAGTTTGAATGATGCGAATGGCTGCGTCTTGATCCATGTTGTCTCTTTTTTCAATGAAAAAGGCGTCTTTATTTACACAACTGTGTTTTCTTCTTAGTTGGAGTAGGGTGCGAAAGAACGAGCCGCGCCGTAGGAGCCGTAGTTTTGTCGGCAAGTTCCATAGGCTTCAGCGCCTGCCTTGATGGTCACATCATCGGGGGCTTGACGGGTTTGCAGTCCGCCCATCGAAGGACCAGTGTATCCCACTTGATACGCACCAGGCATCATCCAGAACTGCGAAGTGTCGGTCTCCTCCAGACCGTTGCACGACTTGCGCATGCGGGTTTGCAGAGGCTCCAAGTCTGTCTTTTCACACGAAGGAAGTTGGTTATGGGCAGTGCGAGCAGGAAAAAGCGTCTCTGGCAGCCAGCGAACATCGCAATCTGGACAGTTCGCAAGAGTCTGCCCTCGACCCTGCAGGAACGATTCTTGAGTGACCAGAGATCCACGCAAAGGACCCCAGAAACTGGGCTGTCCAGTGATACTGAGTGGCATCACAGGTGGAGCGCCTTGTCGGTACGATGCGTTCAAATTCAGCACATAGTCGTTTACCGATTGCTGCCGGTAAGTTTCAAAGTCTTCATTGCATGAATCGAACCCCAAACGATTGTAGAAACCTGCCATTTCAATATGGTTGTTGGAACCGAAAGTTTATCTTACACTCGAGACAAATTCTTTGGATGGATGACCCTCTTTCATCGTGATATCTTGCCGAGGCTTCTTCTCCACTCGAGTGACCAAGGGCCACCAGTCAGAGTAGCGTTCCACAAAGTGCGTGTCCAAAGAAGCAGAGTGACGTTTTCGAGTGCGCGGCACTGCTGACTTGGTTTGAAACGCCTGAAGAAGTTCTTGCTCCGCCGGCAAAATAAACTCGGTCAAATCATCACGCGTGGTGTAGGTGCGAATATCACTCTGGTCGCCATCCATCACATAACCCACAAAAGGACACACGGCGTATTTGCGCTTGCACACCACCGATACCATGTGATCGTAAGCCAGGAGACGCCCCTTTTCACGAAACTCGGCAATCGTCTTGAGAAGACATGGAATCGTGCGGCGCTTGTACAAAATAAAGTGAGAACCCGTAAACTGAGTAATCTCCACCAAATGAGGAGAGTGAAGACGCAACATTCTTTCATCGACCGAAGATGCACTGGCAACCACCACGTCCCAGTCTGCAGGCAGTTCACTCATAGCAGTCTTCCATTTTCCATTGCTGGTGCCGTCCAGGGTCGCATCGTCTTCAAAAATGATAAACTCGTCCCATTTTTGTTTCCATGCGTAACGCAGTGCCTTGACATAACTCAAGGTGCAACCCAGTGTTCCATTTCCCTTACAGTAAACAGCAGCAATCCGCGTCAAAGAGTCCACAAAATCAATCTTGTGGGAAATGAGACTGTCTTGCAACTGCTTCAGACGGTCGGGACGCTGCTTCAAATTGATGACCAGGGCATGCGGCATCTTTGCACGCAAGGGGTGGTGACAAAAAATGCCGGGAGCATCATCCTTCTCCGTCTAAATACACCTGTTTGTCTGCAGAAGGTAAACACCGATTGGCGCAGATTAAACACATTCTGCACAACTCGTTTGCGGTTGCGGAGCAAGCGAGTGTGCGTGAGTAAACCCCCCAACCATTCTTTCATCTCGCTTTGTTTTTGCTTCTTTTCTATTCTTGATTTTCAATTGAAAATGGCGCAACTTCCTCCACCTTATCAACCTCAACCGTCTCTCGACGTTGAACAACACTTTCAACGGTTTGACAACCGTAAGCCGATCAGTCTTGGCGATGAGTACCTCGCGGTTCCTATTTGGCAGATTCAACGCCGGACCAAGCCGTCGCGCGCCGAGATTGCCCAGGGGTCTATGTTGAACAACTGGTGGTCGGTCAAGGGTCAGACCAATCCTCAATTCCCACAAGCACAACGATGCCCTTTCATTTCGGTGGACAATGTCTGCTTTCTCTTCACCCGCGACATGTACAATCGCGGCGTGGAACCGCATCTCATCTTGGGTCTGTGGGACAAGAAGAATGTGGAAATCTATGGCACAAAACAAGACGTCAAGGGACTGGTGCTGGCTGGTGGCGGACACTATGAACGCATGGCAAACAAGAAGGCTCGCCCAGGACGAACTGTTGACTTTGGCGTGCCCAACTTTGAAGAGGGCGACATCTCACTGCTCGATGCTGCCGATAAGGAACTGCGCGAAGAAATCGGCATTGACAAGAAGAACGTGCGAATGACGCGCGAACTGGGTTTACTCGATGATTTTTTGAGTGAACCCCGTGCTCATTATGTGCGGTTTGCGTTTCTGCGCTGGATTGAGCAACCGCCCAAGACTTCGGATGAACTCAAGACGGTGATTGCGCTGCCTGTGAGTCAACTCAAGGGTCTGTGTGACCGCTCGGAAACCTGGAAGAATGCCCGTGGTGAAGAGTTTTCCCTAGAACTCAACCACGACAAACTTATCAAGTTGATCTTGGCGCATCCAGAGACGCAAGCCTTTCTCGCCAACATTGCCACGGTCTACGAAGTCCCAAAGGCACGCTCTTCCACGTTTACGCCCATGACGTTCAATTGATTTCTTGTAAGATTCATTGCTTTCCTCATAAAAACAACACAGTTTTTGTGAGCGACAAAATGTCCAAGGTGTTGAAGCGTAAATCAGACGTTTGTCTGTTTGATGAGGAAGAGGCACCAGTCCCGAAACGCCAGCAATCCGCGAAAAAACACACTGTTTTGAAGAAGGAAGATATTGTTCCTATCCGAAAGATTGCAGGCGAGAGACACAGCAAAAATGTGGCTGCAAAGGTCAAGGAAAGAAAGAGTGTGCCTCGCAACGGTTTGGTTCTGGGAGAGCAAGGGATGATTGGAGAATGGTTGCTGTACAAATTGTTCAACCTGGACACTGCACCACTGTTCGATACCACTCCACGCAACTTTCAGTCTGACACGCAGAGAGATGCACGCATCCACGGCAAGCGCATCGAGGTCAAAACCACTTATAGTCATCGCTTTGGCATCCGGGTCGAAATGCGAGAAGCCAAGAACCCGGCTGATTTCTACGCATTTGTGACTGCCGTGAGAAAGGATCGCGATGCTTTGCTCCAGGACAGCGAGGAAATCGACTGCATCTTTCATGGATTTGTGAGCGCTGCAGAATTATTGCAACCCAAAAACCTGGTGCGCTGGAGCGATGGCAGGATGTACTACTGTTTACCGAACGAGCAGTTTCAAGAAAATGTATTGGGTTCCAGTGCACCTACGCCACTCCAAAGTACAGAGAATGCAAGTGGGACAGATTCATTGGACCCTCTAGCGTCGCCAGTGTGCTCCCAGTGAGGTGATAACTTTGGCACACTTCTCCACCAGACATCTTTTTCAAAATTTGCAAAATGATTCCGTTTGCAACGAGATCATTGGTGAGAGAACCTGGCGCCTGTTGGGTTGAAATGATGACATTCTTGGTGCTCTTGGTCGCGTGCTTGACAAAGGACACCATCAGGATCACTTCAGGATCCACGTGTTGATAAGTCGTCAACGCCGCATAAAGTTTCAATGCGAGTTTGGTCAACACCTCATTGTCTTTTTCTTGCGTTTCGTGGATAACAAAGACGACGTCCTCGGGGACTTTGTCCGACGAAGAAGGTGGAAGACGCACAAACATGGTCCTATTTGGCTCAATGCAAAGCAAACGAAAAATGAAAGCGAACAAGATTGTATTGAAAAGATACATAAACAAGACGTTATTCTGCAGATGATGCTTGTGGTTCTGGCAACTTGTCTTCGATGAGCAGTTTGAACTGGTCAAATTTGAAATGCACTGGTTCCTTTCCAAGAGCAGTGTAAATGAGCGTGTTAATACGCGCATCTTCCAGTGTGTTGAGACTGGTCGCTCCCACTTCCTTTCTGGCAACGATGGCTTGAAACTGCTCTCGACTCATGTCTTTGGAGATTTCCTTGTTGAGCACATAACCGACAGGATGCATAAAGACTGGGACTTGAACCACTTGGATGATAGTGTCAGTGGATTTCCAGTCTTTGGTAGTCAACACCTTTTCCAGGGGCGCTACGCTAAGTGCGCCTCGAATTGGATCATGATCTGCGAGATCAATGTTGTAGTGTTTCCCATTGACTTCCATGCGCGTGACATTGAAGTTGTAGATAAGCAAATGTGCTATTGATGCACCCATGGCTCCTTGCGCGTGTGTTGTTGAAGTTGTGGCGGACGAAAAGATGCACCCCTTTCACGTTGCGCGATTTCTATTGCAGACACTATTTATTGAAGGTTAATAACAGGTCATCTCGAGTTGTGCTTCTGGAACTGCCATGTTCAAGGTGCAAGACCACTGTTTTCCGTGGAACTGGTAAGGCGTGTGATCTGGATTGAGAAAGATAAAATGCATCTTTTCCACTTGCACCACGCTCGGCACGTACATGATCATGGGGTAATTTCGTTCCAGACGAAACTGGGGGTACAAAATCACCTTGGCAAACACATTGGGAATGTTGTTCTGTTCCCATGCATGGTTGGTGTGCGTGGCGCCGTTCGGATCTGTAATCACCATCAATAGATACTTGGGTCCTTCCAGATCAAAAGAATTGGGACTAACAAACGGGGGAATCGGCACACTTGGATCAAACAGTGCATCTTGATAGGTGTAACCCAGAAAGCGAGGCGGCAGAGGATTTGGGCGCTGTCTGTCTGCCCAAAGAAGAGAGGCAACCGGAGCATCTCCGTAACAGAACGAGACTGGAAGATTGACAGCACCAATGAAAGGAGCGACTGATCCAATCTCGGCATGAATGCGAAAAGCATCCACCACCTCAATCACTCGCAGTTCGTACGTGGTTCCAGTAGCAGTGTCTCTCACTTCTACCAGATCCTCTGGTTGTAATCCATGCGCCAGAAGATTGGGAGCAGTCGTAAAGATCTCCACCACTCCACCACCCAGATCGGTTAAGAATGCGGTCGGCACACATCGAGGTGGATTGACCTGAATGACAAACTTTCCTTGTCCAGGAAAGACACGAGGCGCAAACACCAGTGAACTAAATCGCAGTGTGTCAGTTCCACAGCACGAATTAGTTGGCACTTGGAAAGGTGTCGTGCTGCAGTATGTGTTTTGTCCTCGATGTGCGACAGCATCAAACCCAAGGATTGCGGGATTGAAAGTGTTGGCAGGATCGGCAAATTCCAGACCAAACGTTGCACCAGGAGTGTCAATCTTGAAACAGAAAAGTCCGGTTGCCATGTCCCACGAAACAGTGTAAGTGTTCCCCAGAGGGTCGAGGAGGTTCATCTGGGTCTCGACGTACTCGGCAAATGTGTCGGGGGTGTAGGTGCCAAACTCAATGGGAAACGACACACATGCGCCGTTGGATGAGGAGAACACAAACACGGGACGCAACAGTGGATTGTTAGAACAGCCTCCGTCAAAGAAGAAACGATTCCATTGCAGATTGAGTTGCCCAGCGAATGATTCTGGTCCATAATTTCCTGGCATGATTCGAATCTGTGAGAAGCATTGATATCCAAACCCGCCTTCCAGCACAAAGGTTTGGCATGTTGTGTCGACTTTGCACTCGAGATTCTGGGTCAGAGAGGGTGGTGTGGGCACGGGCACATTGCCACAACCAAACCCCATGAGTGCAGCCAAACAGTTGCGAGTCGGAATGGCAATCACCAGATTTTCATGTGCCAGTGGAGGGTTGGTGACACACGTTCCGTTCACTGTTCGAATCGATTGAAACGTGAACCTTCCTGTGTTGATATCGTACGACAGTCGGAATTCTCCGGGAGCCACCAGATTTAGTGCTGCTTGCGTGATTTGCGCCAACAGAGCAGGAGAAGCAATGGGTGGAGCGTGCACGTAGCCATAGATTCCACCAGGATTGGGAAACACAGTTGGAGGAATCCCAGACAACTGAAAGGTGTTGGGTGATAAAACCGTGAGGTGGGGGTTGGTGAGTGTGAGGTTGATGATGTTTGGGTCGGTGAGCGGAGTGGAAACCAGTTGAATCGGCGATCCCCAGTTCCATTCTCCTCGCAGATCCAGTGCATGATCAAACATGGTGGTGAAGATGGGTGCTGTGGGGTCGGTGACGTCAACATCGACAACTGGATTGTACAGAATAGGAAGAATGGCGGTAACAGGAGTCCCATTGACAATGACAGTAAATTCCCGAGTGCACAGATCAGAATCAGTGTTGACAATGAGACGCACTCCTTCATCGAAATAAAGCGTGTTCCATAGTCTTTCTACCAGAAACTGCGCCAGAGGCAGTTCAATTGATCCCAGATAGATTTGCGTTACGGGCGTGCGCAATCGTGGCATTCTCGTGGGAATATCGAGATCGTTGGTGGGGTTCTTGGGATCCGTGGGACAACGACCGTTGACCGAATCAACTGCCCATGTGTATTCTGGACGACTCATGGCTGCTCTTTCTTATTCCAAAGTCTAGAAATTTCCTGGACAATCTCTCCACGCTGTCACAAAAGTAAAATTGTGTTGGTAAATGGATAAACACAGCATGACTTCTTGTCCTCCTTCTCAGTTTGGGCAACCTCCCCGAGATCTTGCTCTCAACAGTTTTTATGCCAATCGATTTTCGAGTTGCAATGCAGTAATTGGCGCCCTGAAATTGCCTATTGGTGCCGAAAATGGATTTGTGTTGACATCAGATGCAGACGGTGTGACCTCGTGGCAACCCGCCTCCGTGGCACCACCGGTGCTGCCTCTGACATTGATACCACAGAGTGGGTTAAATGTCGCCGAAGATGCTGGGGGAAATATTATCATGGCAGGAGACAGCGGAATTGTGACGGATGGAACATTGACCAACACTTTGACTATCCGTGACGTGCGCAACTTGTCACCTTTCGTGGTGGGTCCAGATGCTGATCAAGCACAATACCAAACCATTGCCAGTGCAGTAGCAGACGCCAATGCCACCTTTCAACCCCAAAACATCCTCATTCAAGCGGGTAACTATGTGGGTGAGGTGCTGCCAGTCATACTAACCCAAACCATTCAAGGAATAGGTGCTAACACTGCAACCTTGTTTGGTGCGAACATTACCATTAGTGCGAATGGTTCCGTAGTTACATTTGAGAATCTCACCTTCAATTCCCCTTCATTCGCCGTGGGAAATAACAGCACAGTGATCTTCCGGAATTGTGTGCTTATTGGTCCGGGTAATTTGGCTTCGAACAATGCCTCTGTGCAGTTTTACGACACAGTGTGCCAGAACGGATTCACCGTGAACATCGGAACGAAAACAGTTCCTTTTTTGAACACCGACTTTCCTATCATCCTTGAAAACAGTTCATTTGGGTTGCTGACTATTTCAGGCAACAAGATCACCAGATTTGACAATTGCACTGTGGGGAGTTTCTCGATTGCTTCGTTGCCTACCAATCTGCCCGACGTTCCCAACGTGATCAAAAACTCCAAATTCAACGGAACGATTTCTTTCACTGGATCCACTCCAACCATTGACAATCCTCTTGTCGTGACCAATTGCACGTTTGAAGGAGATGTGGTAAGTTTAAGCATCAGTGGTGGTGCCTCTGGACATTACACTCTTGATGACTGCATTTTCATGGGCACCAACACTGGACTTTTTGGATTTACGTTGGGAACTGGCATTTTTGTGAATGTAAACCACTGTACGTTCGGGGGTATTTATTTTAGTCCATTTGTGGCTGGAACAACTGTGCAATTCACTCACTGCAATTTTGACCTGGTTAATCCTCTGGAATTTCAAGGCGTGCAAGTTAACAATCAATCGTTGGCGTGGTGCAAAATCACTCAACGTGGCAGCGTAATCAGCAATCCTATTGTTGTCATCGCAAATGGCTTTTTGCGATGCAGTTATTTGACAGTTTCCGTTGAAAATGCGGGAGTTCCACTGTTTGACATTCAGGCTGGGTCACAAATGGTGCTCCTGTATTCCAATTTGAAATGTGCTGCAGCCAATTACCTTTCTGCTGGAACAGGCACATTGCAACGTCCGCTATTTGGGTTGGTGGGCAGCAATTTATTGGAAGGTCCGGGTGGAACAGGTGGTGCTACAGTATCTGATGTGATTGCGCCCTTCATTATGGTGTAATCATTCTTTCCAGAGAGGTTTCACTTCCAGAGCAGAATAAAAACGGATATTGTAGATTCAATCAGAATTCAACACTTCATTTTTCAAGGGGTGATGACGAGCAAGAGAAGTCACTCGCAACGTTTCAAGAACGCAAGCGGACCAACACCCTCACCGCTTGGGACTACCACTACACCAAAGGATGCGCCAAGGATAGTCGCGTGTGTCGATACTGCCACCCTGAGGGGTTCTTGTGTGAGATCGATGCGGAAATTGCCCAGACGGTCAAGGGCGCTGCACCCGAAGAAAGATTACGTCACCTCTTCATCTCCGAGATGAGATACCGAAACAAATTCAACAAGAAGCACCTCGATGATCTCTCCCGTGCCCAAGGCAGTCGCCGATTGCAAAAGATGGTGCGTGATCGCCTTGTGGACCGCTTGCAACACGTGAGAGAAGACGACGGCACTCAAACCCCTTATGTGAAACACGGTATAGACGTGGCGTGTCATTTTTGTGCCACATGTTGCCGCGGGTGCACTTTCAAGTGGCACGGTACACCCGAAGATGGTCGCCTTTCTGATGATCAAATCTCCGAGTTGGTGAACCTCGTTCTTACCTTTATCAATCGATGCCTGCTTGAATCCCTCCCCATTCGACAAGTCATGACGGAACATCCACGTAAAGACGTTCGCGTGGAGCGTTACTACCAACCCGCACTCATCCTGGTGGAGCCCAAGGGAGCCCTCGTTCCATGGAACCTTTTGGAGTTCATCCCCGAATGAACAAGAAAACCCCTGGATTTGAAATAAACTAGTGCAAGAGAAAATGTCACTTCGTCCTCAATCTCGATTCCCCACGATTGTTTACCGACGCCCTCAAGTCGCACAGGGTGCCAGTGGCGTGAGTGGTGCGGAGAAGGGTCAAATTGGGGTTGACTACATTCCCGCCATGAATGCCGGAATGACAGTAGTGGTGCCTTTCCAGAGAGAAAGCGATTTGCAGGCACATCTTGCTGCTGCGGGTATCTCTTCCGACCAGTTGCCAGCAGCATTTTCCTGGACAAATGCAGACCAGGTCAAGAAACTGCGTAACCTTCCCAACTTTCAGTCAAACTGGATCATGTCGCCGCCTAACCAGAGTGCTTGTGGCAGTTGCTGGGCAGTGTCATCAACCAGTGCACTCACGGATCGTTACTCGATTGCCCATCAACAACGAACTCCGATACTCAGTGCTGTTGTCACGGCATCCTGCGCCACCAACCAGCAAGGTGCGGATGGATGTCAAGGTGGATGGCCTGCCGATGCTGGCTGTTTCTTTGAACAAGTCGGTGTTCCTGCTGACGATTGCTGGCCATATTCAAAGTTTTGCACACCCAACGCTAATGCCAGCACAACTTGCGGAACGACTGGTGAGTATGCTTGCTGTGGCGGAGGTGATGTCAACCAGAGACGTCTTGCTTCCAGTGCCAGCGCAAGTGATGATTCGGGCACACGTGCACAATGTGTCGACTTTAGTTCTCGCGTCGGCACTCAATGCGGGACCTCTCCTGGAAATGCCAGTATCTGTCAAGGTGGGTCAAAAGCCACACTGCGCTACAAAGCCAGTCCGGGTTCGACAGCATCACTGGCTGCTGGTACCATTCCAGATGTCATTCGCCGCATGAAGGCAAACTTGTTCGCGGGTGGTCCCATTGTCAGTTGCTTCTTTGTTTATGGTGATTTCATGCTGCCCACCGCCATTCCAGAATGGGGATGGAAACAGACAGGAGGCATTTACATCAACGCCAACCCCAGTCCTTATCTCCAGGATCCCTGGCTGCAGCAGTTCTGGAACTCACGCACCAGCGATGTGTATTCGAAGTATCTGGCTGTTTTCCAGAATTCTAGCATCGATTTGGGTTCGTCCTTTGCCGAATTCCAAAAGAATATCCAGAACTACTTCAACAGCGTTCTGGGTGGACATGCTGTTACTGTGGTTGGGTGGGATTCGGGAAGTGCTGGATCGTACGGCACTCTTCCTTACTGGATTGTGCGCAACTCCTGGGGAACACAGTGGAATGAACAGGGATTCTTTCGCATCGCCATGAGTGATCCCAGCAAGAATCTCAATGTCAATGCCAACATGGAAGTCATGACTCAAAATGGACAAGTCCTGGGTGGTGCTACTGTTTTCAACGTTCCTGCTAGCACGTCTTCTGTCTACCACCCACTGGGATCGTCCAAGAGTGGCAAAGGAGCCAACATCTGGTTGTATCTCGCACTCATCGCCCTGGCAGTCGCAGTTGTCGCCATCTACATCTACTGGAAAAAGTACAAGAAATCTCCAGTTAACTTGGCAAAGCCGACAGCATAGACACTTTTACTGAGCCTTACGAAATAAACAAACAATGACGTCTGTGACATATGATAATGCAACTTTTCACATCTCGTATGCCATAGGAGATGATGTGTACAAGGGGTTTGCTGGGTACAGCGACATGCGATATTCCTTTCTCAACTGGCAACCCACCACAGAAGAGATTCTAAGTGCTATCAAAACCTATGAATGCACAGAAGTGCTGCTTGATCGAGTAGACAGAGAGGATCTGGTCGTGCTTGCCGTGATGATTCCTGGTCTTCTTCGTGACCCGTTTGAGTTTCACCTCTTCCCCAAAAAAGTTTGGTCCAAGTGGTGAAGGCGTTAGTTTTCATTCGCATTGCCGAACCAGTACCTGTCCGATCCTTCACCGTTTGCCAGAAACGAAAGTCGAGGCACATAACCCGCCATGCTCGTCATTGTCGACGCGTGCACCTTAAACAACAACACGTAATGAAAATCTGTGATCGCATTTCCTTGCTTGTGAAGCACGCGAATAGGCAATAAACCGTCTTGATGTTGCCATTTTTCCAAACGATATTGAAATCCCACGCGCAAGATGAGTTTTCGAGTCCGTTTTTCATCGATTTCTTCAGCAGTGTTAATCGTGATTGCTGGAGTGGTCAGGGCATGAGTTTGTTCGTTTTGAAGACACTCCTTACCGCGAATGCGCATCAAGATGAAATCGTCATCACCCAACATCCGTGGTTCAGATCCATCCCAGAAACGCATCGATTCCTCTTCCACATCAAACCATGCCGTCACCACAATCGGCAGTGTGATGTTTTGCAATTCATCTGTTGTGTAATAACGATCTTCATGGTTATCACCCACTGTGAAATAGTACGGATCTTGATCTCCGTTGTTACTCGACGAAAACTCAAAAAGCATCGTTCTTGAGCGTGTAACTTCTTTCTCTCGGTGAATGCAAAAATGTCGGCACCTCCGTCTCACCTTACGACACCCGCACCGCAGATTTTGCGGCTTGCTGTTCTTACCTTGATTCTGTACATGCTTCCTCATCCTGTTTCCGTGGTGCTCTGTGCTGTTTTGATTCACCGTCATCAACAAGAAGGCGTGGATTGGATGATTCAACACTTGCACACATGGCTCATTGAAAGCAAAATCTTGGTGGCACCCAGAAGTGCTGTTGAAGAGGGTACACCTTCTGTGTTCCAACGAATCTGGAAATGGATATCTCCCGCTGCTTCACCCTCATCTACTGTTTATCCAGTTTAGAACCCGGAGATGGGTGATACCGAAACCGGTCAAAGTATTCCTCCATCGGCATCTGCTTGCATTGTTGAAATTCTTGCTCTCTCTGTTCTTTCAATATTTTCTGTTCATGTTCCAACTGGCGCATCTTCACCCACCACAACAACATCAACAACGCATCGCTCACATCGTGACGCCGATCTTGGCATTCTTCCCAGAAGGGTAGGTATTCCAGATAAGGACGCGCCAGTTCAACACTTTGTTCTTTACGTTTGTCGTAATCTTTGTATGCCATGTGAAAGTGCCGATGAATGGTGTTGGGACTGCACAAAATTGCCTTGTTGCGAAAGGCTTGATATAACAGTTGCTCAACATGTACCAGTCCGCCGATTGGCTGCCTCTCGATCAAAATCACCTTGGCGTTATCCAACAGATGAGAAAATTCTTGAATAAAATGACTCACTCGATCTGCCGCATCGGATGTGTGATGTAACTGGCACTGCTTACGAGACACTCTGTTGTGAGGCAAACTGGTGAGATCAATGCGATCTACGAATTCAATGTCGAGAATACGATAGTCCTCCTCGTCGACGTTGGCAACAATAAACCCAAGATTGACCAATCCTATGTCGATTGCCGCCACCCACATTCATTCTTTGTTTCACCTTTTCCACATGAATTATCCAGACTCGCTGCATACGAGCCGACTGTCAATTTTCCAGAGTTTGATTAAAAGAAGACTGGTGTGGCAATGAGTGACAAAAGAGTGTTGCTGTCTGTGCCGTTTGCTCCAGCGAGCGATGGGTTTGGTCACCCGCCACGGGATATTTCAATGAACTCGATCTGGGGAGGAAGATATGCACGGTTGGTGACCGCCAATGCGTCTTCCGGACCACAAGGACCTACTGGACAGACGGGACCCACAGGACCAACGGGATTGCAAGGACCCACAGGACCAACGGGATTGCAAGGACCCACAGGACCAACTGGATTGCAAGGGCCCACAGGACCAACTGGGTTGCAAGGACCCACAGGACCAACTGGGTTGCAAGGACCTACTGGACCCACGGGAATCGAAGGACCCACAGGACCAACGGGAATGCAAGGACCCACAGGACCAACGGGAATGCAAGGACCCACAGGACCAACGGGAATGCAAGGACCCACAGGACCAACGGGAATGCAAGGACCCACAGGACCAACGGGAATGCAAGGACCCACAGGACCAACGGGAATGCAAGGACCCACAGGACCAACGGGAATGCA